GTACCGACTGTATTCTGGATGGCCAAGATGCTTCTGAATGGAACGAAGTTCGATAAAGACACAACGAAACGATTTGGTCTCCAGGTCAAAGAGATGATCGATATCGGAAACAAACTGAGTGATCCTGAGGAAGTTGTCACCAAAGACAAACCAAACATCCAAGAACGCATCAAAGAAAAAGGTCACAACGTACTCGGTGAGCTCGAAGAAGCATATGACAATTTCGTGCTTCGTGGAGAGAAACTTGCCCTGTATGAATATCTGCAGAAGAATACTATCTCTCCTCAAATCTGCGGTATGATCCGAGAATACTACACCCGTGTTCTTGAAGACCTCAACGAAACAGACAAAGAAGTCAAAGCTTCTTTCGGTCGCGATCGACTCAAGCAGGTTCGATTCCTCGATGAGTGGATGGCAGACCTCGATCGCTATAGCTCAAACCGTAAGGTTGCTAAGGTTCGTAAACCTCGTAAGAAAAAACAGAAACTCGCTGTCGACGTTGTCAAGAGGGTCAAGTATCAGAAAGAGTTTAAACCTTTCAAGATCGTATCGATCCAACCCACAGAAATCGTCGGAGCCCAGCAGCTGTGGGTGTATAATACTAAATATAAGCAGATGATTGTTTTTAATGCTTATGGGCCAGCTGGCCTTTCTATGAAGGGGACTACAATTACTGGTTTCTGCAAAGAAGAGTCTCAACAGAAAACCCTGAGGAAGCCTGAGGAACAGGTCAACAAAGTCCTCAATGGTGGAAAAATTGTTCTCAGGAAATTCATGAGCGAGATAAAGACCAAATGCAGGGTTCCTAATGGACGCCTTAATGAAAATTGTGTTCTGCTTAAAGCCATCAAATAATTGAATTGGAAATTGAATAAATGATCGTCGTTGATCTACAACAAATTATGATAGCCAATCTGATGATACAAATTGGCAAGATGAAGAAAGAAGAAGTTGATGAGTCTCTTCTAAGACATATGATCCTCAACTCTGTTCGATCTTTCAAGACAGCTTATGGCAACGATTACGGAGAGCTTGTTATTGCCTGCGATTCCAGGAATAGTTGGCGCAGAGAAGCCTTTCCGTATTATAAGGCCAATCGCCGACAGCAAAGAGATGAAGAGCAGCTGTTTGATTGGAAGCTGGTGTTTGAGGCATTCAACAACATCAAACAAGAACTAAAAGAGTTTATGCCTTATCGACTCGTCCAGGTCGAGGGTGCTGAAGCCGATGACATCATCGCAACTCTTATTCATAAATTTGGTCCAGAAGGGAAACGTATACTGATTCTTTCTGGTGACAAAGACTTCATCCAACTTCATAACTATATGGGTGTCGAGCAATACGATCCCGTAAGGAAAAAGAAAGTCTACCATTCCTCGCCAGATCTTTACAAGAAAGAGCACATTATCAGGGGAGACAAAGGCGATGGTATCCCCAGCATTCTTATGGCTGACAACTCTCTGGTAGTCAGAGAAAGACAAAAGCCCCTGAGGGAAACCAAAGTTGCCGAGTGGACTGGGAAATCCCCCGAAGAATACTGTGACCAGATCATGTTGCAGCGTTGGTATCGTAATCAACTTCTCATCGATCTGGACAAAGTGCCAGAGACTGTTTCTGCCAAGATCATGAGTGAGTATGAATCGCAGGCAGGAAAAGATCGAAAACATATTATGAATTACTTTATCAAATACCGACTCAAAAACATGATGGAAAAAATAAATGATTTCTAGGAGAACAAAGTGTTAAAAGAATCAATCGCTGTCATTATTACCAAAGCATCTCAGATTTCTGACTTAAAAGAGAGGGTCGAGTTTCTACAGAGGAACGAATCCACACCTTTGAAAGTTATTCTGAGGTGTGGGTTGGATCCCAAGATCAAATGGATTCTAGAACCAGGAACACCTAAATATAAGCCGAATAAGGATTATCCCGACCTACAGGGCATGTTGTATTCGAGGACCAGACTTTTGTATATGTTTCTAGATGGATCGGGCAATCACATTCCACCAAAGAAAAGAGAAAAACTGTTTACTGATATGTTGGAGTCGATTCTTCCAGAAGACGCTGAACTCCTTATTCAAATCAAAGACAAACAACTACCTAAGACTATCAGCAAGAATGTTTACAACAAAGCCTTCCCCAAGGACAGGTTTTAAGAGAGAGGAAAATGGGCAAAACTATTAATCACAGAAAATACTATCAGGATTCTTTTGATGAAGAATATGATGTTTGGGATACTGATCGAGAAGGCAATCGTCGAAAGCGCAAAGAGAAACGCATCGACCGAGCCCTTCGCACAAAGAATATCCAAGAACTGGTTGAACTAGACGAAGAGTTGGACTGATCGTGCAAAGAGAAAATCTCAACACTGTTATACAGAAAATTAAAAGTAAACCCAATTTAACAGCCTTGTCGGTTTGGGATATAGATGACACTTTGTATCATGTTGATGAAAAACATAAACTTAAAATTATAGTCAAACACCCAATTACTAAAAAGGTGTTGAAAGAATTAACTACTGCTGATTTTGCAAATGTCAACAAAATATCTGAAGAGCTGATGTCAAAGCATAAAATATTCAATCTAACTTTCGATTACAGCATGTTTACTGATTCTAGTTTTTTCTATAATTATGCAAAACCAATACAAAGAAATTTTCCTACTGCTATAAACGAATTTAAATCTCATAATAATTTTTTTATGGTTCTTACTGCCAGAAGTAATATGGATATTAAAGAATTGTTTCTTCAAAGATTTGAGGATGACGGCCTAAACCTGATTAGTGAATACAGCAAAAGTCATCTTGTGAGAAAGGGCTCAACTGATTATGTTGATAAAGGTAAAGTTTTAAATGACATTTTGAAAACGGTTACCAGCAACAATAAAAATCTAACTGATGTCAGATTTTGGGATGACAATTCTGGTGAAAGAAAAAGTGTAGAAACCATCTCAAAACAGTTTCCTCAGATCACGTTTACTATTACCGATGCAATTAATGGCAGTTCAAAAAAACTGTTAAATGGGATAGAGAAAAAATAGATGCCAACATATAAGTTCCGTAACAAGATCACCGAAAAAGAAAATATCGAGTTCATGAAAATCTCTGAGAGGGACGATTACCTCAAAGAGAATCCCGACCTAGTGCAAGTTCCATATGGGGCTCCACTTATTGCTTATAGAAATATGGGCAGCGAGATCAAGGTTGATGGTGGGTTCAAAGAAGTTCTACAGAAAGCTGCAGAGGGTCATCCCCTCTCTCCACTGGCTGATAGATATATGAGAAAGACAGCAAAACAGTTAAAAACTGAACAGGTTGTTAAGAAGCACAGGAATCGTTCCAGTAAAACATAGTAAGGGTATTTATGAAAAGATTATCCAGAAAACAAAGAAGAATGATAGAGCATGGAGATCTTGAAGAAAGCGAAGTCTTGAAAGAGAAAATCTTCAAGATACGAACTGTTCGACCGATAACCGAAAACCAGAAGCAGGCTTTCGAAGACTTCTATGATGAGCAAAATCTTCTTCTTACTGGATCAGCTGGGACAGGCAAAACCTTTATCGCATGTTATCTGGGACTCAATGAGGTTCTACAAAGAACAGAAGTCTACGAAAGCCTGACGATTGTAAGGTCAGTCGTTCCAACAAGAGACATGGGATTTATTCCTGGGAAGATTCACGAGAAACAGCAGGTATATGAGATGCCATATGTTTCAATCTTCCAGGAGATGTCTATGGAGAATGACAAAGGCTCTTATGGGAAATTGAAGAACGATGGGTTGATCAACTTTATCAGCACTTCGTTTATTCGTGGACACACTCTGAGAAATACCATCGTCGTTGTGGATGAAATTCAGAATATGAACTTCAATGAACTCTGGACTGTCATCACACGAATCGGCAAAAACTGCAAGATCATCTTTTGTGGTGACATCAAACAAAACGATCTGTACAACCAAAGAGAGCAGTCGGGGTTTGACAAGTTCTTCAAGATCATCAACAGCATGGATTCTTTCTCAACAACAGAATTCAATACCAAAGACATCGTTAGAAGCGATGTTGTGAAAGAGTTTATCATTACTGCTGAGAAGCTCAACATATCGCCGAACACATAAATGACAAAACAATTCAAGCACAGCTTCGTCTCTCTTCCTGATCTAGAGACAGAGACGATCAACGGCAAACGCCATTATATTGTTAATGAGAATACCAAATTTCCGAGTGTCACAACTGTCCTAGATGGAACTGCTGACAAGACCTGGCTACAGGAATGGAAACTAAGAGTGGGTGAGGAGGAAGCCGAGAGGATATCAACCAAAGCCAAGAACAAAGGCACTCTTCTTCATAAGATGGCAGAGGACTTTGTTCTCAACAAACCAGTCTGTGATAACTCACCCATCGCCATGATGACCTTTCAGCCTATTAAAAAAGCACTTGAAACTCGAGTTGATGATATATTGTTGGTTGAGGGTTGTTTGTGGAGTGAGAAACTTCGCATTGCCGGACGATGCGATCTGATCGCCCATTGGGATGGGAAACCAGCAATCGTGGACTATAAGACATCATCGTCTGTTAAACACGAATCCCACATCAAAGATTACTTTATTCAGCTATCGATGTATGCCTTTATGTTTTGGGAAAGAACAAACATTGCAGTGAACGATATCGTGATTTTGATGGCCACTAGTGATATCCCCGAACCACAAATATTTGAGAAAAAAGCCTCCGACTACATAAGGGAAGCAAAGGCCAGAATAAGGGCCTACGAGGCTCTCTCGTAGGGCATTTAGGGCTCCCGGAGCCCAATATAGCCTGTTTCCAGGGAGCTCCTCTCCGAGCTCGAGAGAGGCTCCGAGAGCATATAAAAAACCTAATAAAAACAGGGAGGTCAATTATTACCACTTTTTAATGAAAAAGGATTGTCTTTTTGGTCTATAAGAAGTATATTTGATAATGAGGTCGCGGAAAGCGGCTGTTTTGGCGCCCTGTGGGGCAATTTGAAAAGGTGATATATTATGGCTCATATGCTTGAGAAACTTCAAGACGGTTCTTACTCGATGGCGTGGACGGGCGAAACCCCATGGCATGGTCTCGGGAAACAAGTTCCCGCTGACCTGACTCCCGAACAGATGATGCGGGAAGCCAACCTGGACTGGGAAGTCGAGAAGGTTCCTGCCTATGCCGATGTTAAGGTCGGTAAGAAGGTCAATCGTGTTGCAGTCGGTAGGTCTGCTCTCGTCCGCAAGACAGATGGAAAGATCCTCGACGTAGTCGGTGATGACTGGAACCCACTCCAGAACTCCGAAGCTTTCCAGTTTTTCAATGACTTTATCGCTGCTGGCGATATGACTATGGATACGGCTGGCTCGATCATGGACGGCAAGCGTGTCTTCGCTCTCGCGCGAGTGAAGGACTCGTTCGAGGCGGTGAAGGGCGATCGTGTTGACTCATACCTTCTGTTCTCCAACCCCCACCTCTACGGTAAGACGATCGACATCCAGTTCACTCCGATCCGTGTCGTTTGCTGGAACACCCTCTCTCTTTCACTGAGCACAGCTACCAAGAACCGAGTCTCGGTTTCCCACCGTGTCCAGTTCAATGCCGATGAGGCGAAGGAGATGCTGGGTATCGCCAAGGAGAAACTCCAGACCTACAAAGAGGCTTCCCAGTTTCTTTCATCTAAGCGTATGACCGATGAGACGGCTGCTGAATACTTCAGCCGAGTTTTCGGTACCAAGATGACCAAGAACGAAGAGAAGAAGTCCGAGCCCTCTCGTAACGCTCGCATGGCCTTTGACATCATCCAGCAACAGCCTGGGGCTAAGTACGCCGAAGGTAGCTTCTGGCAGGGATTCAATGCCGCTACGTTCATGGTTGACCATGTGATCGGTCGTAACAACGACAATCGCATGAGCTCTGCCTGGTTCGGCTGGGGCCGTAACAAGAAAGCCGAAGCCATGCGGGTGGCCATGGAGATGGCCGACAAAGGTCCCGACATGAGCTCTCGCCGGCAGAAAGTTGCCGCCTAACTCTTTTCCCACGACTAAATATGATCAGCGGGCGAAAGTCCGCTGATCAACTATATCTGGGATAATGAAAATGGCTAAGAGAGAATCAGTAAGCAGAAGTTTTTTCCTTGAGCAGTTTACGTATTCGCCCACAGCGAGTCGTTTCGATATGCTCAATGAGCCCAATGCAGAGGCCAAAGCCAATCTCAGGAACATTATCAAGAAAATCGCCCAACCAATAGTCGACCACTTCAAGAAGCCCCTCAAGATTAACTCAGGCTACAGATCACCACAGGTCAATGTTGCTGTTGGAGGAGCTCCAAAGTCACAACACGTGACCGGAGAGGCAATCGACATAGAGATCGAGGGTTTGTCCAACAAAGTGTTGGCTGATTGGATCGACAAGAACGTTGTATACGATCAGTTGATTCTGGAATTCTATAATCCGATGGAAGGTGTGAACTCTGGATGGGTGCACGTTTCTCTTAAAAGAGACGGGGTGAATCGGAAAACCAAACTTGTGGCGTACAAAGACGGTAAAAAAACTAAATATGAAAGCGTAACAGATTTTTCTAAGGTGAAATAATAT